ACGGCATCGAGCACAGCAAGGACGCCACATTCACCAAAAAGATTGTCGTCTGCAACTACGAGCGCCTGCACCTGCTGGACCCGGCAGACTTTGAATGCGTTCTACTGGATGAGTCGAGCATCCTCAAAAACTTCGCCGGCAAGACGCGTGACGCCATCGTGGCATTCATCAAGCGCGTGCCATACCGATTCCTGAGCACCGCCACGCCAAGCCCGAACGACTTTATTGAGCTTGGCAACAGTTCGGAGGCTCTCGGGTATATGGGCTACATGGACATGCTTGGGAAGTTCTTCAAATCCAACCAGGGAAGCGTTGACAGCAACAACCGCAATATAGGCGAAAAGTTCTACCTCAAGCCGCACGCCGAGCGCGATTTCTTCGCTTGGGTCAACCAGTGGTCGATCATGGTCAAGAAGCCGTCCGACCTTGGTTTTAGCGACAAAGGCTATGAGTTACCGGCGCTGCACACCAACAAGCATCTGGTTCACAACGACAAGCAATGGACGATTGACGGCCAGGCTTCGCTGTTCGCCATGCCAGCAAAAACCATGAGTGAGGTGCGCGAAGAGCAGAAGTTGACCGTCACCGAGCGCTGCGAAAAAGGCGTTGAGCTGGCGGCAGGCAAAACATCGGTCTACTGGTGCAACCTCAACGAAGAAAGCAGCTTGCTCGCCAGCCTGGACAGTGACGCGGTCGAGATCGTAGGAGGCATGAGCATCGACAAAAAGGAGGACATTCTGGTTTCGTTCGCGCGCGGCGACATAAAGCGGCTGATCACCAAGGCCAGGATGACATCCCTCGGGCTGAACTGGCCGCACTGCCAGCACACCGTGTTTTTCCCGACATGGTCATACGAACAGTATTACCAGGCCATCCGCCGTTTCTGGCGATTCGGACAAAGGCATGAGGTCGTGTGCGACATGGTCATAAGCGATGGCCAAGAGCGCGTACTCGAAGCGCTCGAGCAGAAGACGCAAAAGGCCATTGAGCTTTACGGGAATCTCGTGGCGAACGCCAACCGTGATTTCAGTATGACCGTTAAAGGCTTTGACAAATCAATCATTCTGCCAAAATTTATCTAAGGGGCATCGTCGTGATTAAAGATCAAATACACACCGAGAGCTATAGCATCTACAACGGCGATAATATGGATGTTCTTCCGATGCTGCCTGAAAACTCAATCGGTCTTTCGCTGTACAGCCCGCCATTTTGTGGTCTGTATCAATACAGTAGCGATCACCGGGACATGTCGAACTGCGAAACCCGCGAGCAGTTTTTGCAGCAGTACGATTTTATGGTCAAGGAAGTTGCGCGCATCACGAAACCTGGCCGAATCACCGCCGTCCACTGCACCGACGTGTTCGACAACTCGTGCAACCTTTGGGATTTCCCGAACGAGATTATCAAGATTCACGCGCGCCATGGATTCCAGTACCGGTGCCGCCAGATCGTGCGCAAGGAACCGCTCAAGGTGCGGATGCGCACGATGGTAAAAAGCCTGATGCACAAGCTGGTAGTCGAGGACATGACGCAGTGCTTCTCCGCTATGCCTGACTACGTGCTGATCTTCACCAAGAAGGGCGATAACGCAGAGCCGGTGGTTCATCCGTTCGGCCTGACTGAGTTCCCGTATTTTGGCGATCAGCCGATTCTGCCGCACTTCCTGGTCGCTTGGAACAATGACGACAACAATCCGCATATGGATAGCTGCGAACAGCTCTGGGATCACCTGAACACGAAATACAAGGGACATAAGGACGCCAAGACCAACAAGCTAAGTCACTACACTTGGCGCCGCTACGCCGATGCGTTTTGGGATGACATCCGAATCGATAACGTCCTGCCGTTCCGTGACAGCAAAGAGGAAGACGACGAGAAGCATGTCCACCCCTTGCAACTGGATGTGATCGACCGCCTGTCCTACATGTACAGCAACACAGGCGACACAGTGCTGACCCCGTTTATGGGCGTTGGCTCTGAGGTATACAGCCCGGTTTCAATGGGGCGCAAGGCCATCGGAATCGAACTGAAAGACAGCTATTTCAAGCAGTCCCGTTTGAATCTTGAGGTCGCAGAAACGCGATTCGAGAAGGTCGAAACGCCAGAGCAGTCAGTCCTTATCTGACATTGTGCGCCGTCGAAAGGCGCCGCATCCGAGGATCTAAAATGCGCGTCTATATCGCAGGGCCAATGACCGGCCTGCCTGACTTCAATTATCCCGCGTTCCACGCAGAGGCAGCCCGCCTGCGCGAACTCGGCTACCGTGTTTCGAATCCAGCCGAGAACCAGGCTCAGGTCAACTGGCAATACTACATGCGCGCGGCCATCCGAATGATGCTGCTGTGCGATGCGGTAGCACTTCTCCCAAATTGGAAGCAGTCGCGCGGCGCTCTCATTGAGCACGGTATCGCGATTGCGCTCGGGATCCCGGCGCGCCCCTGCGAAGAGTTCCAAGGCGAGCTTGACGTAATGACGCGCAGTAACTACGCTATGCGGACACAAGGGGAATTGCCGCATGCCTAAATTGACCAACCTGATTCAGAAACTCCGCACGATCCGCCTGGATGATATCCGCTGGGCGAAATTCAAGCGCCTGGGCAGCATTGGCTGGCTGCGTGACAAGATCGATGCAGAGAAGGAGCCGAAGAAATGAGCGATAAACCAATACCGCCAGCAGTGGCAGAGCACGCCCTGCAAGCCTGCCTCACCGAAAACGGCGAGCAGATCGGCATGTCCGCGACCATCGCGCAGCAGGCAGAGCTGATCCGACTGCAAGAGGACAAAATCCAGCGCCAGGCGGCCGAACTGTTCGCGCTGAAGATGCCTGGTGCGCTGAAGCGGGCAGGCGCTGGCGGGCATGTCCCTGACTCGGTCTTTCAGGATGAATTTCAGGTCTGGTGGGAAGATGAAGGCCAGTACGTTCGGTCAGGCGGCGGCACCTATGAGCGGTTCTTTGCTTTCCAGGCATGGCGTCACCTTTACCCGATGCTGATGCAAGCCCGCGCCCGACTCAACGCCTCCCGCGACGTGGTGCAGGTAGCCTATCGAGTTACTGGCGCATACACAGACTGCGCGTTCACGCACAAATCTTCGGCAGAGGCGTATTTGTCCGGCCTGCTATCGAGCGATCCCGATGGTGGATACCAGATAACCGGCCTGTACGCCGCGCCAACCCCCGCGCCAGACAATAGCGCGGATGACAAGATGGTCAGGGTGCCGAGGGAGCCTATGCAGGGTGAGGCGATGGATCCGTTTGCATGGGCGGAGTTCGATGGTGAGGGCGGCTACGATCTCCGACTGTACGAAAACAACGAGGACTTCAACCAAGAATACGTCGAGCGCAACGGCGAAAAATACTCAGGGTGGGTCATGCCGCTCTACACCGCCCCGCCATCGCTCGACGCTGAGCTGGTGGGGTTGCTGACCGGCCTTGTCGAGATAGCCTCCAAGCGTAATCGAGGCCGTCGCGGATCGCCAAATCACGGCCACTCAATGCCCGGCATATGGGACAGCGACAACGGCGACCTTGCAGGCAAGCCATGCGCTGAATGCGCTCTGTATGATCTTGCGGTAGACAAGCTCGCCGATCTGCGCAAGGAGGCCCCATGAGCTGCCCAGTGTGCAACGGTCCCACCATCTGGCAAGGCACTCTATCCCGTGGCCGCATGGTCTGCCCTGGCTGCCAGCCGGCCGAGGATGAGCCAACTGAATTTGTGTTCCCGCATGGCCAGGTATCGCGCGCGCTGGCGAGGTACTACCGCGGCGTGGCGTCCTTCCATCGTGAGTGGTGCAGGGCCAGGACGATGGTTAAGTCGCGGCCAGGGACAAAGACTGATGCCGCTTTCTGCGATTGCGGTTTCGAACAACTGGCGCCCTACAACCCTGCCGAAATCGAGCAGCGCGAGAACGCTACATATGGAAAGGTGACGCCATGAACATGCCATGCACCGTAATTTCAGAGCATAGATTCGCCGCTTACCGGAGCCTGCGCTCGATGCGGGAATTGAGCGCGCAGCTTGAGGATTCTTTGCAGCAGCTGGTTGATGCCAAGCTCGCGCTGCTTGAGTCGTTCGCGCACTGCATGACGCCGGAGATTCACGAGGTAGTCGGCGCATCCGTTGCGCTTGGCGTGCAGCTTGAAACTCTCTATCTGGCGAATGAAAAACAAATCGCCTGCATTGAAAATCTTTTACGCGAATCGCCTTGACTCTGCCTGAATATCAGCTTTACTCAAATCAGGAAGAGGAGAAACGCCATGAACACCAACAACCAAGGCATGATCAAATCAGCACGCGCAACCCGCATCGACGCGCTGCACAAAGCTGATCCTGGCCGCCACGTCCGCAGGCGTAATCAGTGTGTACCCATCGCCCAAGGTGCTCGGCCTGATGGTCGGCACACGACGTTACGAGGACGCGGCATACGGCGCGTCGATAGCGCCAGACATTTATGGCGGGCTGTTCCGTAATGACCCGGAACTGTGCGCCAACCACTTCCAATCTATGAAGGCGCCAACCGGGCGCGGCTACCACTACCAAGGCATGGCGGTGTGGGGCTGGTCCAGCCTGCCCTGGCTGCACAAGCTGCGCCAGCCGACCCTGGTGCTTGCCGGCAACGATGACCCGCTGATCCCGCTGATCAACATGCGGGCACTGGCGTGCTTGATACCCAAGGCCGAGTTGCGCGTGATCGACGATGGCCACCTGTTCATGGCTACCCAGCCGCAGATGACCGCCGGCGTTGTCTCGACATTCCTATCCAAGCAGTGACTACGGGCGCTCCTCGACGATAAGGGTGTACACGCCAGAGGACGCGCCGGTAACGCCAGTCAGCTTTGAAAGCACAAGGTAATACGTGTCGAACAGAAGGCCTCGCTCGCCGAATGCCGAGGCACCTACGGTCGTTTGCTGGGCGGTTGCGCCGGAAGTCCTGACTCGGATTGTCTCAACCGATACCCCTACTGGAGGCGCTGAGGGTGTAAACGTGCCGCCAGTGTGAACTGTTCCCTGGAACACGTAGGGGTCCATCTCGTCCATGAAGTTGACAGAGTACATTGGGACTACATCGGAAAATGTCCCTCCCTCCGTTCCTTGCGAGGAACGGTAGGCGCGGAAGGCTATTCCGCCCTCGTCGATAGTCAGGCCCTGGTGGTGGATGATGAAATTGACCGGGATCACGACTTTCAGAACCAGCGGCGTAGCATCAAGCCCGGTAAATTCGTGCGACAGTCTCCACATTTTCCGGTCAAAAAATCCGGTCTGACCCTGGTCGACACGGAGCCTGGAGTTGTCTCCAAAGCCGCCGTCAGTCATCAGGGAGCTGGGCGGCCATGCAGTCGGCTGGCTGGTCAGCCATATCCGCGGGATGGTTCCGCCAACCAAATCAGCAAAGGTCACGCGCAGAGAGGCCATAGGTCCGTCGCTGTTCATTGCAAGCTCGCCGCTGGTGATGTCTACGGCGTATGCAATGACAGTCCATAGCGTTGACCCTATCTGCCGCTGCTCGACTGTCACGGTGCCGGCAGACGGCGCCGCGGTGAATGCTAGGTAGATATCGTGCGTCCCGACTTCTCCGCCAGGCAGAGGGACGATCTGCGCGCCGTTTACTGCCTGTATTTCGAATGGTCTGGCCATGTCATTACTCGCACGTTAAATCCGATTTAAAGTCGGCACCGTCGCGCCATGCGCGCAGAGCCGCCTTGTCCTGATTAGACTGTACAAGTGCGCAGTATAGTTCCGGCGCCCAGCGTGCGAGGTCAGAATTCTTTCTGCCGGCCGGCAATGGGATGGGCGTGTCGATCAGCAGCAGGTCGGGCGGAACCTCACGGACGATTACAGTCCGGGTCGGCAGGAAGGTGCAGGCGGTCAGCGACAACGCCAGGAACGCAATCGTCAGACCATGCAGCTGTTTCTGGATCATGTCGGAACGCCTTATCGAGGTCAGAACGCAACTGTTTGAGCTGAGCGGTCAGGGCGTTGTCCGAGCGCTTTCGGGCTGCAAGGAGTGCATCCGTCGAGGCCTGGCGCGCCATGACTTCGGCGAGCTGCTTTCCCAGGCTTACAGCTTGATCCTCGGCGGCCTTGGCTGCATATCTTGCGTCCTGCACCTGGCCCCACATGAGATAGCCGCCAGAGAGTGCACCAGCGGCCACCAGGGCGAGCCAGAAGCCTATGCGGGCGGTCATGCTGATAAACCCTTACGGCATAGCGCGCGCTCTGCCTGTCGGCGATTCTGGAGGCCCTGAACGTATCGGCCGCCAGCATTCGACCAGTTTGGCCGTCCTGCAGGTGTGCGGGCAATCAGGTTGCAGCCTTCAGATACGCGGCCGGCGTTGATGGTCTTCATGGCCTGCGATCCACACGCCCCGGACTTGCCTACGTTGACCGCGAACAGGGTCAGGCCGATCAGGCGGTCAGCGTCGAGGTGCTGCCAGGTGGTACAGGACAGGACTGCGGCGCCGTACTCAACCAGCGTGCCCTTGTTGACTGCCTGGCATTCATCGCTGGCAAGCTTGGTGCCTACCTTGGCTTCCCAGCCTGTGCGGCCGGCGCACCATGTCGGCAGCCCCCCAGCCAGGTTGTCGGCGTAGACCGTCAGGATGTTTCCCTCCCAGCGCTCAAGCTCGAATAGTGCGAGCGGTCCGGTCAGGGCTGCGACGAATGCCATCGGGACTACCTTGCCCTTTACGTTCATCTTGCCGACTCCCGGCCTGTCGCGATCAACGTCAGGATCTTGTCCAGCCGGTCATTGGTCTGCCGCTGGTGGTCGTTGCTCTCTCGTCTCAGTGTGTCGATCTGCTCTCGCAACTCGCGACTGAACGCAGCCCCTAGATTTTTGATGTCCTGATCTTGAAGCTGTATGCGCTCCCACACCCTTCCAACGTCTGAACGATCTGCCTTCTGTGCTAACACATTGCGAACCTCGTCAAGATCAGCATCTAAGCTGTCGAGTCGCTCGTCCGTCCTGGTACTGGAGCGCTTGAAGTACCAGAGCAGCAAGCCCATAACCGGGCCAAAAATTGCGCCAAGCACCCAGGCTTTGACACTGTCTAGTCCTTCCAATTCCACGCCCCTTGACTATTTACTGATGGCGACATGATAGCGCATTGTCATTCGTCAGGCTGAACTTCAGGCGCGTGGAATTGTCCTCCTTCGTATATCATGCATTCCGTAGTGCCGGCAGGGCATGCCACCCATATCAGCGAAGGATGAAACCGCGAAGCAGGATCAATATCCGTCAGCTCCATCACTGTTTTATTTTCAATTCGTGCCCACATATTCAAGTCCTCGGTAAAATGTTGTAAGTGACGCAGTTGTATCCATCCTTTATCTCCGCTAGACCGTTCACCCCAGGCGCTGCAGTTGATGCAGAGCGTCCGAAAATTGTTACTGTATGATTTCCTGGCTCAACATCAAAGCTGAATGCAATCGGGCAAATTCCATAATGATCTGTGAGATCATATATATTCATTCCTGTTTTTGCACCAGGTATCCATATTCCGTTAAGCATTGCATTGAATGCCACCATAACTGCCTTTCCAGATGTTCCGGCTATAGCTCTGTGTTCGCAGTCGATATGCCCTGTCACAATGACAGATGAAGGCTCGGTGATTGTGAATGAATGTCCAAGTTCATTAATTGTTTGGAAGTTCTCGAAAAGATCAGGGGACCATCCAGAGACTATTTTAGTTACTACCATTGATCACCACTCCACCAAGACAACACCATCTCCACCAGCACCGGCGCTGGCGTTAAGCACGTTACCACCGCCACCACCACCGTTTTCACCATCAAAACCTACCGTGGCCGATCCAACCATATTTGATTTTGCCCCTCCACCGAAAAACGATCCGCCACCGTGGCCTCCCATAAAAAGTGACCCGGTTGTCCCTTGTGCAGCAGATCCGCCGCCGTTTCCAGTCGCGTTTAAATCCCCACCAACACCAACACCGGCAGTGCCGCCTTGGCCGCCAGGCGAAGCGCCTTGGCCGCCAGTTGCGGATAGAAATGTGCCGAACGATGAGGCTCCACCGGCTGCACCGACCAGGCCGTTAGACTGGGCTGGGCCACCAGCTCCAACAGTTACCGTTACACTAGTGACACCAGTTAGATCAACAACACGAAAAGATGCGCCACCAGACCCGCCACCACCACCTGCCGTTGCGTTAATTCGTGAACCGGAGGCGCCTCCGCCGACCACTGTAATCTTTGGTTTTATGGCGCCAAGCTTCATAGCAAGTGGAACAGTCCATTCCGTGACGCCCGCCACTGTAAACGAAACGGCCCCATGTGACGCGAACTGCTGCCAGTAATCTGGCTCGCTGACCGGGTCTTTGAATCCTGCGACAGTCCCAGGCCCGCTATCCTGCAGCCATAAATAGAGTAGCCCATCACTTCCATAGACAAGGGCCGCGGCTTCATAGTCGCGCAGATCAGACCAGCCGAGGACGCCTTGCTTGTCCAAGATATCAAGCAGGCTGCTGTATTGGAAAAGCAGCTGATTGAACTCAGCCGAGTTAACTTTCTCGAAGAATGGCCAGCCGTCCGGGGCGCTGGCGGGGCCGGCCACGGGGTCGCGATAACTCACGCCTTGGATCGGCGACGGCGGGATAGTGGTCGATGCGTCCTCGGCGAAAATGCCGGGAGAAATCACGTCACGCGTTGAGGCCATAACCTACTCCTATGGGCGCAAGGTCTGGCGCGCCAAGATCACTATCGGGGGCGAACGCATTCGCCGGCTTGAAGAATACTTCTTTGATTCTGGATGTCGTTGGTAGTGGGATATTGTACTGGAAATCGGACGTCTCGTCGGAAACCACGCGCAGTATCTCGGTAACCAGTGACGCGGGCGTAGTTCCTGCGAAAACAATCTCAAGATCAGACAGGCCAACATTGCGCACGCTGAGCGTAACGCCGTAGGCGAACTGAGCCCAATACTGAACTTCAGGAGCAGATCCGTATTTTGTCGAGTTTTTTGCGATCTTCGCCCGGATCAACCGCTTATAGCTGACGTCGCCGACCGGAACCTGTCCGGCAAGAGGCGCGCCGGTGACGTAAACCGGAGCCGAGTCGACGTGATTTGACCCGTCGTCAACCGTGAAATAGAAGAGCGCGTCAGCGTCCTCAAGCGGCCTCGGCCATACCCCGACGATACGGCCAATAACATCAAGGTTTGCGCCCTGAGCAAGATCAAGCGTCCTGGCCGGAAGTGAGTCGATCAGCGCGTCATCCAGCTCCTGCACCTGATCGATCAGCGCGGTTTGGATTTGGCGCAACACTGGCGCGCGGCGATACACATCCATCGTCCGCTGGCAGGCTATCGACTGCCAGTCTCTGCGGTAGATATCGAAATCGTCTGCCATTACGGAGATACCGTCACGTCGATGTTTGCGTCGATAAATTCGGCGAACTCATCCCACGGCACTGCAATATCGTCCTCGTCAGTAGGCGACGGGGACAGGCCGATGAATAGGGACACGACGCGGTGGCCAGACACAAAGTTGATCGGCGTGAAAAGGCGCGAATAGATGGCCGGTGAGCCTGGCGGAAATCCAGTTTCCGAGAAGCCGTCATCGATCCCAAGCGCCGGAGCCCCGCCTTGGGCGTAGGCAATGATAGCGTCCTTGATCCTCTGAATGCCGTCAGCCGGGAAAATATTAGGGTTTGTCACTTGAATGGTCAGCTCGACATAGATCGGCAGCGGATCAGGCCGAGTCCACTTGACTACATACGCCTCACCCTGCACGTCAAACAGGGTCAGCGATGAACTGCCAAACCATTCCGCGACGATGCCGGTGCGCTCAAGCAGAGTAAAAGCGATGTCCTCATCTGCGCCGCCAACGACAACCGCCGCCACGTTCTTGCCGGGGATACCGTTACTGTCGGTGACGAGCGTGTTGTTTTGCCTCACACGCGCATAGGTCACGCCTGGCACGTTGGCCAGGTTGGCGTATACGGACTCGACAGGAGACGACGCAGGCGCCATGGTCGAGCGATCACGGCGTATCCTTAGCTCTGTGTCAGTTTCGATGTTTCGACCAAGGATCGCGTCGCCGGCGTTCGTGACGCCAGCCCAGCCCGCTACCGGCGTCACGATGTTTATCAGGGTGCCGGCAAGCGCAGCGACAGGGCCGAACACTTGACACTCTGCGCTGACTTCTACGGTTCCGGCGCCGTCAAGCGTCACGTCCTCGGTTGTCGCCCACTGGTTGACGTTGTTCACGTCAGACACAAGCTGCCCGGCCGGGATAAGCGTTGCCGGCGTGCCGGTGAGTGTGAGCGTGGCGATAGAAGGTGATGCGTCCAGCCGCGTCAGGCCGTTGAGCTGCACCAGCTTGGACTGTGACGCGCCAACGGCAGAGCCTGGATCAAACTGCTGATAGACAAGCTGCGCGGCCTCCCACGCGCCGGCCACGCCCTCAAGCGGAACCTTGACCACCTGCATGGCCGGGTCTTCAGATCCAAAGTCTGGCTGCAGCGTTTCTTCTGATACCGGATCCACTACGTTCGATAGCGACTCTTCAGCATCGCTCAGAACTTCGGCGAGCCGCTTATCCTCGAAGCCATCAGGGGTTACGCCAGCCATGTCAGACCTCTACCGAAAGTTGATCGCCTGATTGTAACCGCACTTCGACGGCAACGCTCACACGGCGAAACGAATCCTGGCTCACGGACAGCGAGTCAATGCGGCTGACATCAGGGTCGGAAAGGATTCGGCGCCGAATGATCGCGGCAACTTCCCCCTCTGATTTCTTGCCGCCAAGGATTCCATTTTCGCCGCTGTACGGGATGCCGTCCGTGTTGTCGAGATACCACTCGCCGAGCTGCGTGCTGAGCGACGTAAACAGGCGGTCACGCACGGCATCATTATCGGTCGATATAACGATCTTGCCACCGCTGATCCTGTAGTCAGATTCGCCGATGCCATCGCGGCGCAGCAGGAAGGAAAAGGACATGTCAGACCTCCACGAAGTCGTTGGCGGTGACGGTTCCAGTGGTGGTTATATCGCCCATCTGGCCCATGTTGCCGGCAATCGCTAAGCCTCCGGTCATGTTGACGTTTCCGTTTATCGTTATGCCTTCTGGCGTCACGATGATTTCAGTCTCTCCGACCATGATTTTTACCTCGCTGTCCTTGACGCTGGCCACGGTCGTTCCTGTGCGGTTCTGGATGGTCAGAGAGTCAGTCGGGAAATTAGCGATGGTCCCGCTCGCGCGCTGCGCGCCAGGGTAGAACATGGCGTCGGTGAAATCGCCGTGTCGCGGCGTCTGCATGTCCGGGGGCATGCGCACACCTTCGCCGTGCTGCCAGTTATCGAGGGCGCGATCCATAGCCACGATCACGCCGTCATCACCCGGCCGGATCGGCGGGCACACGAACAGGCCGAGCGTTGTCGAGCCGTAAATCATGATCGGCACGCCGCGGATGATCCTGTCGCCAAGCGGAGCCCGCACGCCTTCCAGGGTGACGGTTTTGCTGACAGCTACCATCACGTCGACAGTCGTGCCATCTGCGCTAACGGCCTGCACCACGCACGGCATGGCGCCCTCATAGTCGAGCAGCTGCCTGTCTATGGCAATGCGCAGGGCTTCGGCGTCTGGCGTATCAACGGTTGCGAGCGTCATCAAAAAACCTTAAGCGATTGGGCCTTGAGCGTGGCCGGGCCGTGCGAGTCGAACGACAGGTTAACAGAGGTCGACTTGTAGCTCCCGTTTAGCGCCGGGTTGACCGAGGATTGAATCGTCATGCGGTCGCCTGGCTTCATGCGTGCGTCAAATTTGGCCGTGATTTCCACGCCCACGTTTGCGGCAAGCGGCCCGTTTAGCAGCGGCACAGCGGTTATCAAATTTCGCTCGGAGGTGAAAAAGAAGTCGCGCCCGGTGTCGCGCTTATCGCTGACGGCTTGGAATATCCCGTCCTGCACCGACCAACTGAATCCGTACTGATCCGCCAGGCGGTTGAGTTGTGAGGTGGTCGAGCCGCCGAACTGCTGTCCCTTCTGGAATAGCTGGCCGTCCACGTCGATTTGCCCAATCGTGACGCCTGGTAGTGACGCGGCAATGTCCTGCACAACCGAGTTAATCGGTGTGCGACCGGCAAACGAGCGGGCATAGGCGCCGCGCACCATTCCGCCGTAGCCGTCCAGCGCAGTCAGGCGCAGAACCACGTCAGCGCCCTGGCGCTCAGGTATGGCCGACAGGATGCCGCCAGAGGCGACCAGTCCCGCGCTATCGGCTGACGACAGGTAGCCGGCGACGATCTGCAGTCGTGACAGGTTGCCACGCACCGATTGCAGGGTCTGCCGGCTCAGTCCCCATATGGCGACATCGATCTGATTCGGCGCGCCCGTCACGGTTTTGTTTGCGTTGAACGCCACGCGCAGGTTTTGATTCGTCCCGTCAGCAACGATCCGCACGGCCTCGCCAGTCAAGCCGCCGCCCTGCCAGTCGGCGAGTGGGCCAATGATGAGTTCGCAGTAGAGCAGGAAGTCCATCAGGAAGGCGCCACGGTGCTGTACATTTCGCGAACGTCAAACGGGAATATTGGATCAACTCGCTGCACTTCCTCAAGCGCCTCCCATTCTCCAGGGGAAAACCACCAAAGCCTGGCAGTGTCGCCAAGGCTCGTTTCGGTATTGTTCTCGCCGCCAGTCGTGAAGATCCTGAATTGGCCGTACAGCCTTGTCAGTGTCGGGTCATATGCCAGAACGTTTATTTCTGGAACAAGCGCAAGGCCGGTAGCAATGGAAATGCCATCAGCCTCTGACAGATCCATGTACCACCCAGGCACTCGACTGTTCCAGTATGCGCGGATTGTCAGCAGGTTTTGCCCGAGCAGAACCTGGATACGCCTATCGCCAGTGCTGTTTACCGGGAGGATCAGCATCATTCGGACCCTCTGAGAATTTGGCTAAGCACGCTGCCGCTTCCGGCGCGCTCACGGTCTGATTGCGTCGGCTCTTTGGCCTCTACGCGCCCGCCGTCTGTTTGCGTGCTGGCGGTCTTGCGCACACCAGAGCCAAGCATCGACTCGGGCACAGTTGCGCGCTCAAGCGTTGCGCGCGGGATTTCTTGGAAGATAAGGCGGAAGCGCAGGGCGCCGGCAAACGGGCTGATGTGGTCGGCCAGGACGTTTACCATAGCCATGGATGGGTAGATACGGTGTCGGGTCACGACCTCATACAACCCACGGGCCTTGATCAGCGTGCGCATCGAGTCGAGGAAGGTCGCCGCCCGGTTGCCGTAGGACTGTCCCTGCTCGTCAAGGTTGGACATCGAGCATGATATTTCAAGGCCGTCCGGGTTTTCCACGATGTGATCGGCGGCGATTGCGTTCGACTCGATGGCGAAGTTCGTCGGCGTGGCCGAGAACGTGTGGAACTCGCCGGTTTTGCTGTCGACATCTGGGCCGTCAGTGATGACCGTCAGGTTTTCGCCGCTGAAAAGTGCTACTGCCATTTGCGACTCCTACCCGACTGTCGGCCCGGTTAATCCCGGTCGTGATTGTTGCACCACCTGGCCGAATCCGCCACGGTTGCCTATTTCATTTGCCACAGCAGCAGGGTTGCCGGCGCCGTTGACGTTGTTGGTGATGTTGTTGTTTATGGTCGAGTTGTTTCCGCCAGCGCTGTTCACGACCGAGGCCGGAACAGGTGCCGCAGCCTGCGCAGAAGATCCGAAGATGCCGCCGAACACATCGCCGATCCTGCCGGCGAGCTTTGACCCAAGGCCAAGGATGCGGTCGATTTGCTTCTGGAACAGGTCGCCCAGTACTTCAAACGGATTAGCCCCGGACAGCAGCTTTTCAATGGCGCTGAGCATATCGCCGAACCCATCAATCACTGCGCCGATGATATCGAATATCACGCCGCCCCACTGCTTAACCCCGGTCACAAGGGCGCCGCCGAAGATCGCGGCCACCTTGCCGAGCAATTCAAGCAGCGAGCCAATGGCGCCAGAGATTTCAGGGAATGCCGCCCGGAACTGCGATACCCACCCGCCGATGATCGAATCGCCACCAGTGAATGCCGAATACAGATCATCAAGAATCAGGATCACGGCGCCGATGGCGGCGGCTATGGCGATAAACGGCCACGTAGCAGCCACTACGGCGACCGCTACGGCCCCCAGGGCGATTGCAACAGTCACGGCGATGGCTTGGGTAGCGTCGAGCCCGGAAATCATGCTGTCGATAGGCCCGAGGAACGAAACAATCAGCCCGTAAACGTAGCCAACGGCATCGCCGAACATTGAGAATCCATCGGCCACGCCCTCAACCACCTGAGTGATAGCGGAAGAAATGAATTCTCGGTTCGCTCCTATCCAATCGGTGAAGGTATCGAGGCTGTCAGCCATTGCCGGCAGCAGGCCGACCGCAATCGACTTGCCGAGGGCGTCAACGACAGAGCGAGAATTGAGCAGAGAGTCTTGGAACCTGGCCGCCTTCTCCTTGGCGTTCTCGTCCAGCACCAGCCCGAGGCGCACGGCCTCTTCGCGCAGATCCTCGATGCCGCCGCGGCCCTGCTGAATCAACTTGAGCGTGCCCGGGCTGATGCCCAGCTTCTCGGCAAACTGAACCTGGCGCTGCTTGCTCATGCCCTCGAATTTCTTCGCGATGTCGAGCAGCACATCGTCGGCCGACCGCAGCTCACCACTTGCGTTCCGTGCGCGGATACCGAGCTGATAAAAGGTCTGGTTGAACTCGCCGGGGATCGGCGACGACATGGTTTTCGTCAGCTTGTCCAGATCGCCGCGCAGCTCGTCAGTAGTCCCGCCCGCGCGCTGCTGGGCGTATTCTAGCTTCTGGAGGTTTTCGTAAGTGATGCCTAGCGAATCAGCGAACTTGCCAGCCTGATCGATTGCTCCGGCCTGCTTGATGGCGTAGGCAGAGATTGCGCCAGCAGCGGCCACCAGGGCGGCGCCAGCGGCGACCGCGGCCTTTGCCACACCACCAACCAGCTTGCCGAAGTTATCGGCCTCACCGGCCGCCTTAGGGTCAACCTTGAGACCTAGGAGGGATACGAGCTCATCGACGATCATTGCCCTGCCCTCATTGATTCAGCTGCTACGTGAGATTGCCAATCAAGCCAATCGCTCAAGTCGAGCATGTCATGCATCTGCCAGATTTCACCCCAGGTATACCGCCAGTCGTTCAGGTCGCGAAGCGTGACGCCGAGGCCGCCCTTTAGCAGCCTCATCAGCATGTAGTCAACCTGCCAGTCTTCCGGTATTTCGATGTTCGGTCGCCTGGCGCCAGAGTAATCTAGCCCTTGGCGCCGAACCCGAAAAAACCCGCACAGTTCACCTTCAAGGCCCAGGCCAACACAAGCATCAGGTGGTCTGGGCGCTCGGCAAACCAGGCGTTCAAGGCGTGGTCATCGTGAAGCTTGCGGTCAGCGAACAGGCGCCCGCGCACGCACTCCAGGGCACAATCGTACAGGCCATCGGCGTTGATCTTGCCAATGCCACCAGCGAGCGCCGACAGTAGCTTAGGCGTGTCCATGATCAGCGCCAGCGGGCCTTCGTCTTTCGGCTCGCCTTCCTTCTGCGACTGGTAGCCCTCGATCAGCGAGCGGATGGCTTCGGCGTCGTCCATGGCGCCGGCCAACTGCTGGGCGACCTTGGTGGCCATGCGGCCAGCGATCAGCGGTTCCAATTTCAGCAGCCGGTACTGCTGGCCCCGGATTACTTCGGTTGCGTCGATCATGGGGCGCCCTTAGTTGTCGATGATTTTTTGGACGTTGAACACGACCGTTTGAGCAGAGGCAGCTTTTCCGCCCGTGCCGGTGGTGCCCATGCTGGAGATGGATACGCCTTCCAGTCGGATGCTGGCCAGGGCCGAGGTTACGACCTGGCCATTCATCAGGCGGGCGAGCGCTGACTTCTGCGCCTTGCTCCGAATGCTGAGTGCGTCCAGGCTCGCGGAGTTCTGCTTGAAGTCGAGTTCGAAGGTGCCGCTCTGGTCGGTGCTGAACGTGGTGGTCGCGCTGTCAAAGCCGACCTCCATGCTAGATCCTTCCGTGTTGCGCACCACCCGAATGGAGTCGCCCGACATCAGGTCGACCATCGGGAAGCCGTCGATAATGACGGTGCAGAGCGCCTGATTGAGAAACTGCGTGTTTCGTGCCATGACGGCGCTCCTTAGCTGAATGCGTTGACGTTGATGGCGATGGAATGGATAGCGCCGGCCAGGTTCGCATTAATCACGAACGGCGGCCCGATGCGGTCGGTACGGTCAGCCACGGTCATCAGCTCAATTGGGGTCGGGATGATGTCGTACGGCGGGTCGATGCGGAAACCATCCACGGCGGTCAGGTCGAGTACCCGGCGATCAGACAGCGTGCCGTTGAAGACGTATCGCTCGCATACCTGTTGCAGGCCTTCCTGTAGCAGAGCCTGGCCGGTGGTGCTGTAAGGCACCTTGCCGTTGCGCAGGAACACGTTGTATTCGGCGACCTGCAGCTCTTCCACGAAGTTGTCCAGGTTGGTCACGTCATCCATGAACCACGCGACATTGCCGGTGGTGCCTTCGCGATGCACGCGGGCGGTGTTGCCGGTCAGGGTGAATGTGTTGTAGCCCTTGCCTTCCAGAACGCTCCACTGGGTCTCGGTGAGGCCGACTGTCGGAATACCCACAAGGTCTTTGAACTTCGCGGTAAGCGTGCTGTTGCGCTGCGCATAGTTCACGCTGAGCATGATCGCCAGCAGGGCCATGTCGGGATAGTAGGCGGCCTGATCATGGTAGAACGGCCAGGCGCGGAACAGGCCGAGCGTGACGATTTCCGGCGCGAGGTCGGTCGTGCTGTTTGGATCCCAAGCCAGCGGACTGTTGCTCACCAGCGGCATCACGGCAACGCGAGCTTGTGCCCACTGGCCGGCCAGCACTTGGTCTGCCGAATCGCGGTACACAGCGTCGAGCGCCCAGCCGTAGACGAACGAGCCGCCACAGCGAGCCGCCTCGGCGATCAGGCCGAGTTCCGATACCAGATCGCCCGGAGTGTAGCCAGGCTGAGAAACGCCGGTCCCGGTCTGGCCATTCAGGAAGCCGAGGCCGCTGATGTCGGTGCCGGATGCCGGCGACACGGTGTCGAGGAACGATACGGTAGAGCCATCGCCCGCGGTGCCGGAGGAAATCTTGATCTGCGTGCCGCTGATGACGGCGGTCGCGGCGGTGAAGCCACCAGTCGCCACAGCCTGCAGAGCGGTCTGGATGCGGGAGGCCACTTGCGCAAGCGTGGTATCAAGCGAGAAGTCGAGCGCGGTGATGTCCTCGCTAACCCCGTCGATTGCCACGGCGAACGATCCATCCGTCACGGCCTGGAACGCAGCCAGGGTGCCGATAGCGCCAGTCAGCAGGTAGCCGGTCTGAGGCGTGGTGAACACCTGGCCGATAGCCATGCGGGCGGCACGGCGCGGCTGGGCGAAGAAGTCACGCGCGGCCAACAGGCCCTGAGCGGTAACGTTCGCGTCATCCTGCACCGCGGCGAAGGTCGAGTAGAAGGCGATGCGCCCGGCGCCGAAGTCGAAGCCGCCGCCAGCCTGGGCGAACACCGGCACCGACAGATCGGTTGTGGTTTCCGCGGACGGGCGAGTGACAGTCACCTGCACATCGAGCGAGCGCGGCAGCGAGTTGTTGCCGCAGTTGATCACGTTGACGGCCATTTAGTGGCACTCCCCTTTGGTCATACAGTACGTTTCATCGAACTCTTTTAGCGGTTCAATCACTTGCACGCAAATAGTTTCAATCAGTTCAACCGGCGCGGTGAGTTCGAGCGCGGTAAACAGCGACAATCGAACCTCTACCCGCTGGCGGTACGTGCCGACCTCAAGGGCCGACAGGTCCTGCATCGGGCCAACCCCGGACAGGCCGCACAGCTTGTAAAGATCCGCCGTGCGCTGGGACTGCCTCAGCGACAGGCAAAATCTTACCATGTCCGTCATCGCCGCGCCGCCCACGATGTTGATCACGAATTCAAGCGGCGTGTTGCTGGCGATGACAACTTGATCGGTGCCGTCCAATTCCGTGCGCGTGAAGTCGTCCAGGCTGATGCGGTCGAGCCGCCACATAGCGTAAGGCGTCGATGGTGCGCCAGCCTCACCTATGCGGCCCTGCACAATCGTCCGGCCGCCCAGCGCGACCAGAAGAGCCGCGACGGCGTTCTCTACCTGCACCAGCGTGGCCATTAAACAATGCTCCCGTCGACGTTGACATAACGGGTCAGCAGGTAACGACCGATCACGGCATGGGGCTGCCAATTCTGAATGCCCCACACCTTCCAGATGTCGCCATTGTGCCGGATGTAGGATTGCACGCCAGTGGTCGAGCCGTTGGCGTTCGTGGCCTCTGACAGCACGGTGCGGGTATGCATCACCAGGGTTCCGTCTGCCTGCGCGCCTTCCGGCAGCAGGGCGACCAGCTTGTCGCTTGCCGGCTGCACGTTGGCGTCGGTGATGTTGTAGTCGGCACCCTGGACGATGACCGGGCGCCCGGATGCGTCACGACTATGTGTCACGTTGAACGCGACGACAGTGTGCGACAGCAGGTTGTGCGTGACGTGCAGGGGGAGGATGAGCATTTATGCCTTCCTCACAACATGGGTCAAGCTGTTTCGTAACAGGCCTGTATCGATGAGCGGGGTCGAGCTGCCTTTCTCCTGAACCGTGAACTCGCTGTTCGGCTCCCACGGCCCGGCCGTCAACTTCTCCTTGAATGCGGCCTCAGCAAACGGACCCATGTCCTTGAGGATGTCCTCGACAGTGGCCCGGCCTGCGTTCAGCGCCGGGATCAGCGCGGCAGCAATCGGCGCGGTCGCCTCAAGTGCCGGCTCGGCGCCTTCGACCATGAATGGCCTTGGCGGTATGCCGCGCGATGCGCTGCCGAAGTTATTCACCGCGGCGACCAAAATAACGGACGTGCCGTCAGGATATCGGAGCGAGCCAGTTTCAGACGCCGGGTAGCCGACAGCCAAGACCGAGCCGGAGTTGTACCGCTTCAGCAGCTTTGCCAGCCATCCTGGGTTCTTCTGCCGGATTTCGACGCTCATTGTCCGGCATCCTTCGTGAAGTACCATGTGATCGCCACGAGCGCGAAGGATGCCGCAAGCATGCATGCTTGCGCGTATTCGGCGTGATCGGGAGTCACCAGCTCAACCGCCCGCGTTCCAGGCACTCGCGCTGGAGTGCCAGGTACGCTTGACCGTAGGGGGTTTGAGATAGCCATTCCTGGGTGAAGGTCTTGGGCGTGCTGCTGGACTCAAAGGCAAAGCTGATGCCTTCTTCTGAGCCCGACTGCAGCTTGCCGGTTTGCGGAACTACGCCGCCAACAGCAGAGGCCGCACGCGCCTGCGCAAGAGCCAGTTCGTGCGCAGCATAGTTGAGAGCGGCCTTAGCCCAGCACCGCCCCCACGCGCCTTGTGAGAGGTGATCCAGCGCGTCATCGAGGTACAGGTTCACGGTCGCGTCAACGATAGACGCGAACTCAGGGAACAGCGCCCGGAAGGTGGCCAGATCAGGGGTCATTGATTAGCCTTCCTTGCGCGGACGGCCAGGGCCTCGGCCTTCTTTCGGGGCGTCGTCCTTGAGTGCAACCTCAACCATCTCGGTTTTGGTCGTCAGCTTCACGCGGTCGTCTTGATCGGTCAGTTCTTCTGGCGCGACAGGCGGCTTCGGGTTGGCCAGTTCGTCGACATCCACAGCACTGACCTTGCCCATGGTGGTAACAACCAAGTGACGGCCGGTCAACAGGGCTTCAATAACGCGGTTGCCCTTCTTGACGGCGTCCCAGTGCTCAGCCTTGACCATGGCCACGTCGCCAGGGTTGATGGTGACCGGCTTGTGAGTCTCCGGGGCACCCAAAATTGTTGCGTGCACTGGCGGTACAGTCCATGCGCGCTTCTGACGGTTTTGAATCGAGTACATGCGTTGCTCCTTCTGCGGATAAGAACAGCGGGGCACTTGGCCCCGCTATCAGTGACGATCAGATGCCGTCGATGAACTGCGCGCTGGTCGGGTACGGCTTATGGTACGAGCCGAACTTCCAGTGTGCAAACAGATCGGTGGCGAACTGACGATCCTGCGGCGCGAGCATTTCGAACGCGCGAGACATCGGCATGTAGTTGGTTTCGCCGTCAGCCTGCGAAACGATCATGCGATCAGTCACGCCTGCGCCGGCATCTTCCAGATAACGCAGACCGCGAACGTCCAGTTCACGACCGGTCATGCTGGTGTACAGGTTGTTTTTCTTGACGTATTCGAGAACGGTGATGTTCTCGCCCGAGGCGCCAGCGGCACCGCCCATGCGCTGGCTGGCAATCTGCACCAGTTGAGCGAGCGGAATCTCGACACGGCCAGGCAGGAACACGCCTTTGCTGTTGCCGTAGACCAGGCCGATTGCGGTGTTGATGTCCTTGACGATTTCATCACCAGTCGCGACAGCCCAGGTGGTGCCGGTCGCTGCCTTGGTGCCGGCAGTGGTGGCAGGAACCAGGGCGTAGTCAATGTAACCGGCGAAGTCCAGTTCAGGGAAGCCGAAGAAGAACGTCTCTTCGACTTGGCGTTCGTGGGCTTCACGCATTACAACGCCTAGGTCGGTCAGGAGGTTCATGCCCTCGAAGCCGAACGCTACCGACACGATGTCGTCCAGATCTGCGGACGCCATGACAGCGGCCGACTCCATCGGAATGACGACCTTGTTTTGAGTCACGCCAACGGTCGGGATGTCCTTGCCGACAGCGGCACGGAACGCGCCCTTGCCGCGACGGTCACGGACACGGTAGCTGGTCAGCTTGGCGCCAGGGTTGATGCTGGTGTCCAAGCCTTCGCCCAGGGTTTCGGCCCACTTGATGTCGGGCATCTTCACGTCGTAGGCGCGGGCCTGCAACTGTTCGAATATGTCGACGGTGAAGCCCATGGCGCCGTTCAGGCCGGCAGGGTTGCCCGGCGTGAAGGCGTTCTGGACGCGCGACATGCGCGCGTCGTCCAGCAGTTTCTGTGCATTCAGAATGCGGCTCATGTTGCCCCCTTAGAGCTTGATGCGGCCAACGGTGCCAGCGGCTGCGGCCCCGTACCAGGTTGCGCCAGTGATGGCGATCAGCCCGGTGTCAGCAGCATTCGAGAACGCGCCTACCGGAATGGTTGCATGGCTCACGGACATATAGACCGGGTCATCATGCACGACGGTGATACCTGCCGGCACGACTGCGCCGACGATTGCGCCAGATCCCAGCTCAGCAACCGGGATCATGGTTTCGGCGCGGATGGTTACCGCGTCGTTGGTGGCGTTCGAGCTGGACGACTGAGTGAGGATCGCGATACCCGCGAAGTCAGCCAGGACGGAGCCAGCAAGCACGGTCTTGACGCCGTACGGGGTTAGGATCGGATCGTTCTGGGCGTTGGCGGTGCCCTGCACAACACCGCGGCCAAAGACAATAACATCCTCGGTGCGGAAGCTGCGGACGGCCTTGGCCAGGGCGACGGATCCGTATTCCGACAACTGGCCGGCATACAGCGCGCCGAACGTGTCGTAAACGGTGGTCTGAACTGCGGTAAGAGTCATTTTCGGCGCTCCTTATTTACGGCCGTACAGGTGCTTAGCACGCTGGGCGTTGTCGGAAAGGTCAACCTTCTGAGGGTCGCCCTTGTCGTTCTGGATGGTCACGACATTGGCGCCGGTAACCACTGGCTTTTGCACGGCGCCCAGCTCGGCGATGGTCGAGTACATGCCCCGAACAAACGCTTCGTCCTTGACTTGATCGGCGCTGAGAGCGGTCTTGCCGTTCTTCACGCGAACCGAGTTGACGACCTTGGAGCGTAGGGCGTGGCCGCGCAACTTCTTGTCGGCCTCTTCCAGCTTCAGGCCGTTTGAGTTCATGACCTCGGCAGCCTCTTCGCGATCGGAGGTCATTTCGGCGGCGGCTTCCTCGACCTGATCGGGGGATAGCGCGGCTTCGAGCTGGTCCTTGTAGGTCTGAATCACGCCTTCCAGCTCGGAGATGCGGGCGTTCTTGTCGCCGACCTCGGCCTTCAATGCGGTCAGTTCGTCCAGGGCGCCCTGCAGCTCTTCCGGGCTGACGGCGTTCTTGACTTCGGTTTCGGCTGCGGCGTCGGCCGCCTCCAGTTCCCGTACATCTTCGTTCGCGACCCGGACAACCTGCCCGGTGCGCAACTTCACTCGCGTGAATTCCATCTTTGCCACCTCTTTCGTATTGATGATGCGGACAGATGCCCCGGCCCTGCCCGCACCAGCCGGCAAGAGCGCTACATGGTTAAACCGTATGTTGGTAAAATACCCATCATACGGCTCACCGTGCTCTGTTACACCTTCCTGCCAGACAATACCCCAATCTCCGGCAGAAGATATTTCTGTTAATTTCTCTGCGTCATTGTCGCTCAGCATGATTCGCCGAACGGCATCGCTGTCAGTGATCAGGATATCAGCAACCAGGTGATCGCCGTCAATGAAAGGCCTTCCTGCTATCGATCCGCATGATCTGACATTCCCCGCGGACTGCCATATGTGATTTACGGATGCCGGGGCGCCCTCCAGAGAGGTTACGCTATCCTGATTCTCAAGCTCGTCCTGCGAAACGTAAATCCGAATCGTGTCGCCAAGATGTTCCGGGGGACTTGAGTCAGCAAGCTCGCTTTTGGCGTACACCATCACGCCGGCCTTCAGTATTCCCGCTGTACAACGCAGGAACCCGGTATCGGGATCGTATCGCCACCGGCTGTTGATAATGCTTGCCCTGTTCGTGATCTGCATTTGTCAGCGCCTAAGCCATAACATGGCAGGATTGTACACCACAAAAAATCCACTATCCATTGACAGACCATGCCATCAATGACTCAAACAATTCCTCGCCAAGCACATCCCTGTATTCAACTGCCATTTTCTTTACGTGCTCTTCCTTGCTCGTTACGTATGCGGCGTGAGCCTCTTCTGGCGTCCTGTACGTGCCAAGGTGTACCAGTCTGCCTTTCACCCTAAGCTGAGCCTTGAATGCCTTGCCGTTTTCGCTTACTCCGGCCGGGAATACTCCTGATTTGCTTTTGTTGACTATGATCAGCTTGTTTATTTTGTGCGGGACAAAAGAGCAGGCTTCCGGCCTGTAAATCCTATTGCCGCTGATCTTTATGTCCTTGTCCATGTTGTACCCTGGCTCGCCTGGACAATTTTTTTCGTGCCACTCCGCAAAGCATTGGAAGTCCATCCATTCATCGCAAACAGAGCAATCCGCATAGGCAGCATTATCCGCGCAACGTCTAAGCATGTCTCTCCAGGCCTGATATGCCGGGGTCTTTTGCTTTCCGATGTACGCCTTATGCATCAATGGAATCCTCTTCGGCCTTGGCTAAACATACTGCGCCTTGATCTTTTCCAGATCCAATTGCGGATGCGCCGTGCATCTACAGTTATAAGCAGAACCAGGATGCCCGTCGCTCGGCGGCTCAGACCATTTAAACACTTTGCCTTCCCGCACGTAATGGTTTTCATGTCCGCGAGTGCCTTTAGGATACGTGCCTCCAGGCGTGCCGACCACCCGCTGATCCCGCGCAGTCTTCCAGATGTACGACTCGATCCCGTTATCTTCCTGCCGGATCTGGTTGAGCGAGCCGGTCAACTTGGCCGTCTGGTCGCGCGCGATGAACTTTGCCCGGTTCTTGCTGATCCCGCCGACCTTCTGCAGGCGCTGGGTAAGCGACATGCCATCGGGCAGCGGAACACCGCGGTAGTTGTCCAGCACGGCCTGGCCGACCTCGGCAAAGTGCTGCTGGCTGATCGACGTGATAAGGCCGACATTCCGGCCCATGGCCAGCTCAAGCTCACCGGCAATGACCGGGCTATCGATGATCGTGGCGAAGTCAACAGACAGGGCTTTGGCAATAGACGCCTCAATCGCGGCTTTGTTCTGCGCGGCGGCGGCGTCGACGAATGTTTTCGCAGCGCCTGGGGCGTACTGGTTGACTCGCGCCTGGGCCTCTGCTGCCATCTGCGCCAGCGTGCGGGCCACCTGTTGCCGCTCTGCGCCCGAGGCAATCAGGTTCGACAGGTTGGCAGTCTGCGCTTTCAGGTAGCGCACCTGATCATCAAGCGCGCGTTCGTAGTTCTTTCGGATCGACCGGGAAGGCCTGGCCGGCGCTATGGTGCGCTCCTGCTTGCGGGCCTTCTTGGCGTCACCGGGGAGGATGATCATCGCCGCCCCTCATAGATCACCACATCGCCGGTTGGTGTCGTGCGCATTACCCGGCGCCCGTCACGGTAGTACGTCACGCCATACCGATTGCGGAGCTCGTCGGCGATCTGCTGGACGGTACGGCGTAACCCGCCCATGCCGATGGCTATTGCCTTGGAACGGATTATCTCGCAGCGGACGCAGGTCATGGCGCGCCCAGTTCTGATATTACGGAATCGAGCGCGCCGGCCGGGTCGTCCGTCAGGTCATCGCCTGGCAGCTCCCGCTCTGGCTCTATGTCGATCATCAGCAGCTCGCGCTTCTTGGCCTCTTCCAGCACCTCGGCATCGCTCAGGAGCTCGCGCAGGGCAGTCAGTACGCCAACGTCTGCGGCGCGCACCTGGGACTGCTCAAGCTGGCTCAGCGACCACAGCGGCTCAAACACCACATCTATCGCTTTGGCGTTGTACTCGTCGCCCAGCGCGGACGGCCCCATGACCGACAGCAACTTGATCAGTTGCGGGCGCAGTTTCTGCTTCTGCTCTGACTCAAGTCGGCCGTAGTAGTTTTCGAGGTCGCCCTCGCCGGTAGCGTTCAGGCCGCCAGGGGCTTGCCCGAGGAATCGCGTTGCCGGGATGTCAGATGCCGCCGACAGGATCTGCAGGAAGGTCATTACCAGTTCCGGCACGCTGCCGAATTGCGGGCTGATGGTGGTGATCGGATCAGTTTGGCCAGGCGCCCGGTCGATCACGGCGCCCCTGAACAAATTGATTTGGTTGATGATTTCTTGCATTTGCGCGAGCTTGGACTGGCCTTCCTTTGTCGCGGAAAGGTCCATGGTGTCAGTCTGGAACAGGAACACGCTTGCGCGCTGGACAAGCTGATAGGCCGCCTGGCGCGAACCAGTGGCGCGGGTCAGGTCGTCGAGGATGCTCATCAGGACCGACACGCCGAAACCGTCACTGCGCGTCCACTGGCTCGGCATGATGGTCGAGTCGGGCACCTGTAGCAGCGGGTCGCCCTTGAACAGTAGCAGGCGCGAGATATGCACCTGAACGCCGTTGACCCAGTAGCAGACAGGTCGGCCGTAGGTCGGGCTCAGTGGGTCGTAGTCGAGCGCGGTGTTAGCCACGCGGGTGCGCGGGATCACGTTCAGGAACTTCAGGCAGCCCTTTTTCAGCGCGGCGTAGTTCACCGGGATATCAGGAGTTGCGGCGCCATCAGCAATTCCCATAAAGATGATACAGCCGCCGATCAGGCGTTCAAGGCGCACGGCCTGCTTGATCTGCTCCAGCGCGCCAAGTCCGTCCTGCAGGGTGATCAGCACGGACTCTTGGTCGTCGGTCAGCCCTTCATAGTCCCAGCCGTCGCGCAGCATGTCGTCGACCGGGATCGACACAATCTTCTTGGCCGCCCAGTCGGAGTAGTAGAGGTCAACGACAAACTTGTCTTGCTGCCAGGGCGTCAGCGGCGTGGATGCCGGCTGCTGGTACTGGCCATAGTCGAACTCGGAGCCGATGCCGGACGAACGCCCGACGTTGTTCGCGACCTTGGCCTTGTTGGCCGGCGCGGCTTTAGGCCTGCTGTTCCGCTGCTTGCGTCTCGACACGCTTCTTGCCTCCGCCGTAATGTGACCAGATTGATGTGGCCATCGTAACATTATCCACATCGTCATCGTGAGCGTGCGAATCGTCTGCCGTGAAAGCTGAGCATTGATCGACCACGCTGTCAATCCATGGCGCGACTTCTGGATCTGGAAGCCACACGTCGCCGGAGAAGATCAGCCACGACGCTTCCTTGACGCGCCCCACCTTGTCATCGGGATAGCCGTAGTCCTTCGGCTTCCAAGCGTGTGCACGCACACCATTACGGCGCAGGGACTGGACCAGGCTGAGTCCGGTTGCCTTGGCCTCGATGTACATCCGCTTCGCGTCAGGGCAGGTATCCCAAAACTCTTTTGCTGTCGGTAGCAGGACGGGGAACTCCCAGTGCCCCGATACTCTGTCGAGCAGGTACAGGCGCTTTCCGCCCTCGGCGCCCCACAGCATCAGGCTGCTCGGATCGTTCGCGCTGTCCTTCGTATAGGCCGTGTCAGCGGTGAAGAAAAAGAACGTGCAGCGGCGCATGACTTCTTCCTTGTCGGCGAAGAATCGCCACCAGGACGCCTTGAGCAGGGTTCCTTCAAGCGACTTCGGGTTCTGCTGCATCTGAGAATTGAACATCGCCCTGGCGATCTGGTTCACTTCGCCGCGGTCGTTCTTCTTATCCCGCATCGCCTTCAGCGCTTCAACCGTGTGCTTTGCCGGCCATAGGGCGCGCTCGGTTTCTAGGCTCTCGTCGATCAGGGCGGGCATGGTGCGGTGGAACCACTTCAGCTCGGTATCCGCCAGCAGCATGGCGGTGAAATCCTTCTCGTGCACGCGCTGCATAACCACGATGATTGGCGTTCGCGGGCTGTTGCGGCGGGACTTGATCGTCTCGTCAAAGCGCCGGTTCACACCCTCGCGCACGGTGTCATGGCGAGCGTCATCAGGTTTTAGCGGGTCGTCTATCGAAATCGCGCCAGAGAATGTGTACTGATCGCCGTCCACCTCATCCATTCGGCCTGCACCGAAGCCGGTAACCGACCCGCCCGCCGCCGTAGCCAGGAACATGCCGCCTTCCTGGGTCGACCAGGCGCCCTTGGCGTCCTTGTTGTCGCGGATGGTGATATGGGGCCAAAGCTGGCGAAATTCAGACGACTTGATGATCGCCCGGATGCTATCGGAGTTGTCCAGGGCCAGCGGGTTGGAATACGAAAGGTGGATGAATTCACATAGCGGGTTCTTGACGTAGCACCAGGCCGTGAACATGACCACGACCAGTTCCGTCTTGGAGTACCGGGGCGGCATGTTCAGGATGTAGTTCTGGATTTCGCCGCGATAGACCCTCATTAGGTCTTCGCAGATCAGGTGATGGTGGTCGCTGAAAACGAACTTAGAGCCCTTGCGGGCCTTGAACATATAGCGAACGAAGAAGGTAAAGTCTTCCTCGCACCTTTCCCGAATGCGCTGGATCAGGTGCGCAGGTGTCAGCCCGAGCGGGTTAGACATCTTGCTCTATGGCTTTGTCCAGGGCTGCGCGCTGGGCGTCTGTCAGGTCAAGGTCAGTGGTCGTCACGCTGGCCTGCACCTTGGTCGGCGCGTTCCATCCCTGCATGTCGGCAAGCTGCTTGATGGCAGCCAGCGGCGAATGGGTCTTGATCTTGATGCCGTCGCGCCCGGTACTCAGCTCGGCAATTGCCGCCATCTGCTTCGGGTCTTGCATGGCGCTGGGCTTGATCCTCCATGACGCCTGGATGATCGGCTCACCAGTCTCTTCGTCCGTGCCAAGCTCATAGCTACCGAACTCAACCAAGTCCTTCAGGTCGGTGCGGGCGAGAGCGGAAAGCTTCTCCATGGCTTCCTGGCGGCCCATTACGGCCTCAGACACGGCCGCTTCCTTCATGGCATCCATGAAAGACTTGACCTTTGCGTCAGTTAGCATTCGAGAAGCTATCGCATCCGCTGCTTTCTCGTCTTCTGCGGTCCCGCCTGACACGTAATACGCCTGGCGTTGAGTCATCCCCGAAAGCACGTTCGTGGCTACCCGCTGCTGTAGCTGGGTGAGCTGATCGAATAGGAATTTCTGGTCAGGGGTCATTGCAGCATCCGGTCAATTGAATAGGGGTGCCGCTTTTCCAGGCCCTGGCGCGGCTACCAGGCTATGACGATTGCCCTACCACATTTTAACCATGTCATGGGCTTTGCCTTTTACGGCAACCAGCGTGTGCTGTGGCGATGTTACCGTGCCATGGAGGAAAGCGGCTCAGCCCGGCCCGATGTGGAAACGGTAAAGCCGCGTGTGCGGGCACTGGTCGGTCGGCGTTGGTTGTTCGTGCATCGGTAATGGGTTGGCCGGCCTACCGGCGCTACGTCTATTTGAAAACTGGGCGGCCTCCCGATGGTGCTACCCCACGTCCGCTTCAACCCATTCCGATGCACCCTGTCGCCAGGATGCCGGGCCTGTCCCTCCAGGCTGTACCACAACTCTTAGCTGGTGGCGCTCATTGGCGGCCTTCGTATACCTAGGGCCATTAAATCACAACATGGATGCCAATTCTTGCTGCAGGCTGCCGATGATTAGTCGGCGACTACTGCGGATGGACTCCAGATGGTCAAGCCACCCGCTCCTGTTCCAGTTCGCCTGCCTGCGCGATTAGTATATGCAGCGCCCGACCACGTTACAACACCGCACGTGCATTAATCGCGCTACGGGATAGCTTGACCAGCTGCATGATGGTTTCGATTGCACGTCCGGTCTTAACCATGGCCGGCGAGCAGCGATACACGGTGTAACCAAGGCGCATAGCCGCGTCATATTTCGCTAAATCCCCTTCGAACCCAGCGCCGCGCGTGTGCCTGCCACCAGACCAACCGCCACCCTCGACCTCGACCAGCAGCATATCGTCGACCATGGCGAAGTCGGCCCGCCAGTCCCTCAGCCCAGCAGCGGCCAGGCGGGCGCGTAGACCCTTCCCGGCGCCACCGCATGCATCTGCCGCAAACCGGTACTCTCGCTCGAACTCGACGCCGTGAGCGCGCAGGTGAAGCGCCAGGCTTTCCTCTGCCTCACTCACAGGTCATAGTCCGGCGCGCGCCGCATCGGGTGCATACCTGCTGCATCAGGGTTTCACCGTCTACTCTGGCGAGTACGGGTAAGCCCCAGTTGCAGCCGATAAGCAGGCATAGGATCTTCATCGTGCTAACGCCTCTTTTAGTGGAACCTTTTTCCAGTCATCCGGCAGCTTGACGACGGGGAGAACGCCGTCATCGAACAGGCCTTGCAGTAGGCGCAAGGCCAGATTCTTTCGATCTTCCGGTATCGCCAAATGGCATAGCTGTCCGTCGTGCTCAATAACTACGCACACGATTTCAGTGGTCATTCCATGCCCTCTATCGTCGCCACGGTGCCGATCTGCATTTCTGCGGCAATGTCGGTCACTGCGGCGCGGATCAGCAGGTCCATGAATCCCATCTCCTGATACTTGGTGATCAGCTCCCACACCTCATCTGAGAAGGATTCATGCATTGACAGCTGAGCCGCGAGCCTGTCCGGCTTTACACCCAAATTAGATACGTTGCTCATGGTCTGATCCTTTTTGAAGGAATCGTGTGCGCAAGGCCTGCGCAATTCGTGGATCTTCCTGCATATCAGCGTAGCGCAATGCGTGTTGGTGCTTTCTCGTCCTCCATGCCTCATGCGCATCATTTGGATCATCGAAATATCCAATATGCCCAGCTTCCCCTGTGAACGGGTTACGACATCTGGCCTGGAACTTTCCGACCGGCTTACTCCAACAAACACCGATAGGCCAATCACCCCTTGTCCTGCCGCTATCTATTATAAAATTATTCAATGCACACGAAACGAAAATGCACGTGCCGGCGGAGTAGACCTTGTTGCCAGGGAAAAGTATGTCCTTGTCCAGTTGTTTACCCTGCCAGTCCTGCTGATGCATCCATAGGCGAAATTGAGAAAAATACAGCCAATTTTGGCTCGCAGAGCATCCCTCGTAGGTAGGCTGCCTGCCATGATAATAGTCAGAGTAGCATCTGCTTATCATGCTCTTCCAGGCCGAATAATACGGGCACAGCCATGCGTTCTTTCCATTCTCTCGCCGGTACACTGGCTCATCGAAATCGTTTAAGCCCATGCCGCAAATCAATTTTCTAGCCATTTTATCGCCCATAAAAAAGGCTTCACCTGCGATCTCTCCTTTCAGAGTTGGTATAACGGGAATCAGTCCCCGCCAGATCGCATGTGAAGCCCTACTGATTTTTGCCGGATACCAAGCCGGCATTTGCATTGTACTGGTCGCATCTTAATCACTTCAACTGTCGCGTCGGCTCGAATCATACCAGCCTCGCGCAAAATCTCGAATTGTTCGGCGAGCCACTTCTTGCAGATTTTCATTTTAAACCTTTGATCGTCATCAGGCCGGACTGAATCCAGTCGGACTGGGTTTCAGCCAGCGCCCGGAGTAGGTCGCCATCAGTAAATTCGCCGCGCTTGCGCCCATCGATTATCGAGTGACACGAGTCGCAGGCGTAGCAGGCGACGCTATCCGGGCCTTTCATTCCCATACCTTTCTGGCCGCATGGGATATGCGCGAGAACGGTCGTGCCGTCGTCAAAACCGCATCCAGGGAGGCGCAGGGTGCATTTCTTGCCTCGCGCGCTATCGCGGAGTTTTTGGCTGACGACGCGCATCAGTACCGCCCTCCCCAGTTGTCCTGCTGCGTCCATCTGACCTGATGCTCGGCCCCGAAAGCTTCGATCCAAGTGATGAGCGACGCACACTTCTTGACCCCGAGCTTCGACGTCTTCTCGTAAATCACGTCAAACCCGTTACCGTCAATCGCCGGGATCATCGTCGCGCTTTCACCAATCTCGCGCAGCCATGCCGCAGTGCAAAGGCGCTTCCATATGAGGACGTTCCACTTGCTGCCGGCGTGCTCGACCTGGCGCGCAATGTCCGACAGCATGGCGTGAAGCTTTGCGTTCTGCTCGCCGCTGCGGCCGTCATCCTTGACGGTGCAACGCATCCTGGCGCCTTCGGGCCATTGAGACACAACCTCGCGATCATGTTCCGTGGCTGGCACCAGGCCGTTGGCGGCGCGGATCAACGCTAGATCAGCCATTGTCGGGATGCTTGCGGTAGCCGGCGTCGTAGATAGCATTGGCGGCCTGCTCGTCGGTCATCAGGTAAATCACCTGATGAATCCTGCGGATCTCTTGCGCCCGCTCTTCCGCCGCGATCTGTTCGGGGGTGCGGATTGGGCGGAACGTGAGCGCCATCGGCGCATAAAACCCGCCATCGGCCCCTGGCTCTTTCACCCATGACTGATGACATCCTTTAATGATCGCATGAGCCAAAACCTCGACCTCGCACCACAACATCTGCAGTCCGCTGGCCGTATGGTGGGGAATTCTCGCCTCGCACTTCTCGCCAACCGGAGGCATGCCGGTGCCGGTCCATGGATCTGGACGGCTGGCGATCCTGTAGAAACTGACCTTCGGCGGACCGCACAAAATCGCGTCACGGCCTTCGTACTGATGGCACTCATCCGACCAAACGACAGGATGGCCGCACGCAACGTCGACGCCAGCATGTTTTGCCCAGCTAGGCTGCTTGTTCCAATCAATGCCACTCATTGCGACGCACTCCAGTTCTCAGCGTTACGGGCAAGCCCACGGATGGCATTCCAAAACAGCCATGCCGGCTCATGCGCGGTTTTCAGGTCATGCGCGCTCAGGTCGTGGGCTATCCGCCAGCCGCCTACGTTGGCGATCAGCGTGTATCCAAGGTCGTGGCGCTCGCAGTACCAGCGGATGTTCACAGTGCGCCACCCCACAAAATAGCGATCCCGCAAACAGCCAGCGCCCAGATGGTCGTGGCCGTGCCGATGATCGCGAAAGCGAGAAAGTAGCTGCGGGAATCGTCTTGATCTTTCATGCTGATACCTCCGGCGCAGTCAATCCGATCCAGCCGCCATCGGCGATCATTTGGCGCAGGCGTTTTTCTTGTGCGTACCTGGCTGCGTCCCTGGCTGCGGCCCAGGCTGCGTCCCAGGCTGCGGCCCAGGCTGCGGCCCCGGCTGCGGCCCAGGCTGCGGCCCCGGCTGCGGCCCCGGCTGCGTCCCCGGCTGCGGCCCCGGCTGCGTACCCGGCTGCGTACAAGGCTGCGTCGTCAACCAGTCCATCCGCAAACTGCTCTGCGACGTCCAGCGCGTTCAGACTGCGCTCATCGGTCA